ATGAGCTGTGAATTATGTCATGGTAGTAAAGTTGTTCAGCAACCACTTGGGAGTTATGGTTTCACGTTTGGACCATGCCCAAATTGTACGAATGAGATACATGCTCATTACGAGCAGGAGCTTGAAAGGAAGTTAGCCTATGGCGAGCAAAAATTGGCCTAAAGAACTGGAAGTAATTCATAAGCTAGAAGCGAGATATGGCAGCATGGATAACGTGCCACCAAGCAAACTAAGCAATTGCATAAAATGCCTGGAATCAAAGCTGTATCAGACGATTACACGGAGATTACGCGTACCAGTATAATGCCATTAAATTAGTCATGGAAGGCAAGCAGGGTAAACTAGGACGTCTCGGGAGTTAAAACGGAGTAACAGTTGATTGATAGACGTATTCGTGCGATTGACGAAAACAAATACTACATTACGGAGGACAAATAAGCATGATGATATGAAAATTGACCAGTATCATCTGACTAGTGACAAATACGAAGTTAAGTTAACAGGATGTCATTAGACAGCCATGGGCATCCGTAAATAGCTACGATGAAAAGTCTGGTATTAATCGGCTGGTAGAAGTACCCCTAGCACACTGTAAAAACGTCGAGGACGCATTGCGCTGGCTTCGTGGGTATTTAATCCGGACTGGTAGTGAACACATAAAAACAGTGGATCAGTTAGCCATAAAGAGTCATGAAATTGAACGGCAGTTTGACACGTACATTAAAGAGTGTGTACCGGAAGGATTATGAGCTATGTCCGGAAATGCTAAAACGTATCGGGATTTATTTCAAGAAATATATGAAAAATATGGTATTCAAACTACAACACAATTTCACATCAATCCAGATAAACAGATAAGTGAAGAGAAATATCAAGAAGCTTTAAAAGCTTATTCAATTTTACCAGCAATATTTGATGATACCTTTGGGAGGGACGAAGATGCCTAAACACACTAAGAAGCGTTCAACGATTAAACGGAAGCACCGGCGCATGAAGCAACACGCTGAAGCAAACAAAGCTAAAGCATTAGATAGCAAGCAATTGGCCAAGGAATATGAGCCATACAACATTAATAAGCGGGCGTTCGGGAGGATTGAACGTATGAAGTTTTTGGACTTATTTGCTGGTATCGGCGGTTTTCATTTAGGAATGGAGCAAGCTGGTCATACATGTGTTGGCTGGGTCGAGTGGGACAAGTTCGCTCGGCAGAGTTACCAAGCAATTCATAACGTGAAAGGAGTGTGGAATGCAAGTGACATACGAACAGTTAGAGCTAGTGAGTTACCCAGAGCAGACTGCTGGTGCTTTGGCTTTCCATGCCAAGACATCTCAGTCGCCGGTAAGCAAAAAGGATTCACTGCCGGAAAGCGTAGTTCTTTGTTTTTTACAGTTACAGGGCTTATTAGAGACCTCGAAGAAGAAGATAGACCCAGCTACTTACTCATTGAGAACGTTAAAAACTTACTTAGTATTAACCGAGGGCTTGACTTTCTCAAACTTCAAATTGAATTGGATGAAATCGGGTACGATGTCGAATGGTCAGTGCTTGACTCAGCCGAAGTCGTCCCTCAGCACCGGGAACGTATCTTCATTGTCGGACATCTTAGAGGACGACGTACCCAGCAAGTATTTCCTATCGTTCAAGACGACCGAGAAGTTAATCGCCGGGCAGACGCAACAAATACCCTTACCGCCCGTTACGGGAAGCGCAGGGATCAGGATCGTACGTTGCTGAAAGTGAACCGCCGAAAGTGAAGCAGGTGGGCAATCTTATGAATACCAAATATTTTGGTGGTAATCCACAACCGGGACGTATTTATGATCCTAGCGGTATTTTGCCAACATTAAGTACGATGCAAGGTGGAGGAAGAGAGCCAAAGATAATATCTAACCCACACGGTTATAACAAAGGTGGCACTAGAACAATTTCGCCAACGGTTACTGCAGGTTCTTTTAAAGATAATAATTTTGTGCAGACCAACATTCTCGCTGGTCTAAGGATAAGAAAATTAACGCCGCTTGAATGCTGGCGCCTACAAGGCTTCCCGGATTGGGCCTTCAATCGTGCCAGACAAGCGGGATTAAGTGACAGCCAATTATACAAGCAGGCTGGTAATAGTGTGACGGTGCCTGTTATTAAAGCAATTGCTGAGAGAATGAAGCTACCATGATAATCGTCAAGGAACCAACTAACGAGGAACGCAAGCGGGCGTTTGAAGCGTTCGGGGAGGATTAAAAATGAGTGAATCATATGAAGCAATAGAATGGATCTTAAGTCAATTGGCACAGGCCTGCTAGTGATAGGAGATGGCGACGATGATTAAGTTTAGAGCGCGGCACTGATGAGCAACAGGCACAAATTGGCCAGGACTTCATTGCTGACATTGCGGAGTTGAGTGATCGCGAGAGTAAACAAAAAGCCGCCTACTAAGGCGACCAGTCATAGGACCACTCGAATGACCGTTGTCAGTATAACATATAAAAGCGTCGTATCTGTTGAGGAGAATACGGCGCTAGGAATTAAAGCAACTATAATATACACCACACGATATATTTAGGCAACCCTAAACATGTGCGCTGCTAGACTACAATATTTGAAAGGGGAATTGGTAGTGAAACGAACGACGATTAGAAAAGTTGAAGATATTCTACGTGACTATCCCAAGATTGACAAGTATATCGAGAAACGTGAACAGGAATTACGTTATCCAACTGTACCACGTGATGATAATGTTGGAGGTGGCAAGGCACAATACAAATACCCAGATACGGCGTTAAATACACTAATTACAATTGACGATGATCGGCGCATTAACACATTGAAGCGTCAGCGAGAAGTAATTGATGATTGTTTAGACGGCGTTGGCCACGATACAGAAGTAATTATAAATGAGCTATATTTTAAGAAACACCAGCAGTACACAATTGACGGATTAATTGCAAATCATATGATAAATGTTAGCCGTCGAAAAGCGTTTGACTTAAAGAAAACTTTTATCAACGATTGCGCTAAGGGGTTTGGATTGTATGAAATATAAAAACGTGCACTAATCGTGCACTTTTGACCCCTACAAACGTGCTAAATTGGTAGTATGCCAAATGTGATTGACGTGCATGAAGTAATCCTCCAAATTACAGACTGGTAATCGCTGTGGGCTAATTGGTAAGCCACAATGGGATGTAGGTTCGAGGCCTACCGGCGATATTAAGTATCAAGCTGGTGTATGAGGAACTGATAATTCCGCCCAGCATGTCTGCGACTGAACGATCGTTATTAGACGATAGCCTAATAATTATTGAACCTATTTTTAATACAACTGGGTTGCAGTGAAAAAAAGCTGTTTCGATATGCAGATTATAGCAGCAAGTTTGAGATAAAAAGCATTGACGGTTGTGCCGACACAAAGCCCAAGTAAATGTTAGTGTGAGAACTAGCAGAACCAAATGGGATTCTCAATAAGTCGGTGTTGTAGTTGAAGCGGTAATACCGTTTATAAACGACTAGTCAAGTACCAGTAGGATAAATCTACAGACATACTAAAACAAAATTATGTTTAAAATATGCCTAAATCATCTGAACGTTGGTAGCCATTGTGCTAGCCCATGCCTTGTAATGCATTAACAGCTAATTAGGTAGCTCTTAATTAGTAGGCGTTAATGAGCATGTAGCTTAAAATTATCGTAGCTAAAGCTAACTACGCAAACCAATGCGGATACTTGTTTGGCTCTGCGACAGAGACAGTGAGCTGTGGCGGTCTGTAAAACCGTTGTCGAGAGACTGAGTAGGTGCAAATCCTACCGGAGCCATTTACGACCCAAGCACGTCACTAAACTGCTGAATAGGGCTGGAGTCGTGTTTGGAATTACCTTCATAACATGAACTCCCATCGTCTTGTTTACATTGGCTGTGCTTGTGGCGGAATAGGTAGACGTTTTAAGAGGCAACACAGGATGGTGTTGTTATGTAGGGTGCAAATCCCTACCAAGCACATTAAACGCGTCCACGGCACCAAAACGGGCAATCTCCAAACTGGCTCTCGCTTATTGGCGGGAGCTTTTGTATAGTTAGAGTAGTTTGGAGGAATTGAAATGGCACATATAAATTGGAAATTAATTATTGGGGGATTTGTGGCCCTAGGAGTGATACCTATAATCTTACTTGTTTGTATGCACTTTTTGAACTCTGTTTTTTTGGGTGATTCTAGTAATGATGGATGGCTTGGATTTGGGGTGGCTATTTAGGAGCCTTGCTTGGGTTGTACGGCGTTCAAATGCAATTGAAATCTGAACAAAAAACACGTTTGGATGATAACCATCCTAAGTTTTACCTATTCTTTCGAATGTCGTTTGAACCTTCAAAGAAAGTGTATGTTCATTCATGTCAGCCCCGGGAGCTTTTAGGAAGTAAAGATCATCAAAAAAAGATGAAATTTGAATCAAAGTATTTTTATTCAGATTCAAATTTCATTTCGATAATTAATTCTAACAAGAAAAATGTTTACGATATCAGTATTTTAGTGACTAGTTTAGTTGCAGATAACAATGTTTGCAGTAAATATAAGAAATCAAGTGCGAATATTAATGGCAAAGAGGGTAAAGGCGATAATTCAGAATGGGATTCATTTAAAAGAGACACTAAGAATTGGAGTCTTGTGCACGAAAGTATCAAGGCTTCAAATCTGGAAAGCACTGAAAATGAGCTATTATTAGTTACTTATGCCCAGTTATATAACTATCCTAATGAGATTCAAAGCATTGACATTATTTTTCATACGAATAGCAATGAAATTGGATTGGCAATGTTTGAATTGATAAAAGATAAAAATGGAATTCTAAAATTATCCAATGTTCCAAAAGTGGAATATTTCCAAGAAGGTGTAGTAACACACGACCTTAGTGAGAAAGAGAAATTGTTTAATGAAAATTATAAAAATACAGATATTATGGTTGTAGATGAGAATAACAAGGAACCGTTTATTTGGGAAAAAAGACGGCAAAACAATAAAAGATGATGATAAACAAGCAAAATATCCGATTAATCAATAGATATCGGACGAGCAGTTAGTATTGGAAAGTAAGTCGTGGTGGTATGAAATGACAATAATGATACACAGTAACTATGGGTACGAGCCGCCTGAATGGGTAGCTGCAGATGCCCGGCTAGATAGATGGTGTAAGGATAAGAAGCGTCGTGCTAAACAGCATGGCGCTTTTAGTTTGGAAAAGAAACGGAGAAAGCAACATGCCAAGGACAAGAAGATGCCGTTATCCTAACTGCCATGCAATGGTCACTTTCCCTGACCACTATTGTCAACATCACTATGAGCATGAAGCTGAGTACTTGGCTAGTCGGCAACGTTGGGCACGTAGCAATGACAAACAATACACACACAAGTACAACACGGTTACACGTTATCGTAATGAGGATAAGCGTCAGCAATACAACTTCTATCGGACAAGGCAATGGTCACATCTAAGGCAACAAGTCCTAGAGCGTGACCATTACTTGTGTGCTTACTGTAAAGTGCAAGGCGTCATCACGCCTGCTAAGACAGTTGACCACATTGTGCCAATTGAGTTTGACGAAACACTGAAAGCTAACGTTGATAACTTAGCTGTTATCTGCGGTAAGTGTCACCGACTCAAGACTGACTGGAACAACTAACTTATGGCACAGGTCAAGGCAAAGAGCTGCAAAGCGTAACGCCGATCAATGATGTGTCAGCAATCGTTGTGTTAATGAATGAGAAATAAAGTTTGGAATAAGTTCAATCAATTTATTGGCACTTGTCGTTCGATTTGAGCGGCTCTAAATTTATGAATGAATTAGTAACGATGATTATTAAAACAACCCCCGCCCCCTAACGTGTCCCAGGAAGAGCGCACACATTGATCTTAGCTTACAAAAAAATTGATTTTTCAAATTTTAACATAGGGGGGCAGGCACTAATTGGGAAGGAGGATCTTTGACAATGAAAAAAACATTCTATCAGCAGAATGACGGGAAACTATCCAAGGATCCACCAGTTCAATTAGGGGCTATTGCGGCTAGCTGTTGGCGAAAAATCGTACCTTTTTTAGAAACTACTGGCAAAGTGCATAGAATAGACTCATTTTTAGTCGAAAACTATTGTTCTCAGTATGAAATATATCGTGAAGCATATGAGGACATTAAAGAAAATGGCATTCAATCTAAAGTGTTCAAATCTTTGCAGGATAATTATGGTGCAGTGGTTGGTCAGGATTTTGTTGGATTTAAGAAGAACCCGGCGGTTGGAACATTAAAAGAGTCAATCGCCTTGCTAAATTCTATAGGTATGCAGCTAGGACTATCGCCCAAAGGGCGTCAGAATCTGTCTGAACTTGCTAATCAGAGCAAGGAAGAACCTTCAATTGCTGATTTGCTGAATGGTGACGAAAATGAAGAAGATTGAAATTAAGAATAAAGATGTTATCAGCACTTATAGAAGTGAAAACTATGAATTAATTGCAAAAAAATATCATGATCCAGCTACTGAATATGCTTTTAAAGTGCTTAATGGCGAGATCTTGGCAGGTTATAAAATGAAACTCGCCTGTTTTAGACACTTACAAGATTTAAAGCGATCTGAATCAGGAAGCATAGATTTTCCTTATCACTATGACTTGAGTGAGTGCAGAAAAATACTGAATTTTGCTAAGCTTTGTCCAGATGTTAACGCTGGAGTTCCACTACCACTTCTATTATGGCAAAAAGCAATTCTTTGTTTAATGATCGGCTGGAGAGATGAACTAAACCATAAACGTTTTACTCGTGTTTCACTGTCAGTCGCCCGGACAAATGGGAAAACCTATTTGGTCAATATCATGCTTTGGTATGCATATATGATTGAAGCAGCTTCTAAGTTTAATCAAGACTTGGCTTATATTGGCCCTGTCGCAGCACAAGCTAAGAAGGGCTGGCGCTATGTAGAGATGTTTGGCCATAAATTAAAAGAAGTGGCAGCCTTTAAGAATCAATTCTTTGATAGATACGGTGTTGATGTTCAATCTGAACAAGTGAAGGGAAATAAAACTCAGAACAATATTCTAAGAATGTCTAATGAATCGGGCCAATTTGACAGTTATCATTTCTTGTTTTGTGTAGCTGATGAGGCTGGGGATAAGCATTACACAACAGACAATTTTAGTAAGGTAACATCAGGCCAAGTACAAACACCCAACCATCAGTTCGTTCAGATTTCTACAGCGTATGATGATCCAACGGTTCCGTTCCATAACGACCAAATACGCATGACAGAAATTATGGAAAAGGATTACTTACGATCTGGTGATGAATTTCTAGTTCTAGTGTGGGAGCAAGATTCCCTGATGAGTTAAATAAGCCTGAAACGTGGATTAAGTCTAATCCAATTTTGATGATTAAAGACAATCAAACCATGGTAAAAGGGCTGCAGACTGAAAAAGATAATAAGCTGAACGACGGCACTATTAATGATTTCAAAAATAGAAATTTAAATATATGGATGCAGTTAAAGTCGGCTACATATTTGAAGCTTAGTGAAGTTGAAAAGGCTATTATCAATAATTATTCGATTCAAGGTCAAGAAGTCTATATTGGATTTGACAGTTCGATGTTTTCAGATAATACGGCGCTTGCTTTTGTGTTTCCGTATATTGACGAAAGAAAACATAAACAAAAATGGTTTATCATGCAACATTCATTCATTCCTTGGCGGCAAGCTGGATCAATTGATATTAAAGAAAAACAAGATGGAATTAAGTACCGTGATATGGTCAAGCTAGGATTCTGCACAATCACTGCACACCCACAAGGCTTGATTAATATCGAACAGGTCTATGACTGGCTGGTTAGCTTTGTTGAACATAACCAATTAAAGGTTAAGTTCTTTGGATATGATCGTATGGGAGACTATCGAGTAAAAGATCTTGTTAAAACTTTAGATGCCAATTTTGATTGGCCATTGCTTGATGTTGCGCAAAGAACGTCTGAAATTGGAGATCCAACAAAATTCCTACAGGAAAGATTCGCCGATAGTTCAATTTCTTCATTAGCAGATCCTGTTCTAAAAAAGGCGCTCCTCAATGCTGAAACTTATGAGGACAAAATTGGTATGCAAGTGGACAAGCTTAAAGCAACATACAAGATTGACGTAGTTGATGCTTTGATTGATGCAATATATCAAGCAATGTATCATTTCAAGGATTACGGCCCACTTGAAGATAGATCTGGTTCAGTAATTGATCGGTTAACAGATAAGGAAGCGTTAGAGTGGTACAACAATCCAGAATCCGGTCTGTTAGGAGATGATATTGATGATTTTTAAACAACTTTTTGCTGCCATTTGGCATTACTTTGATGTGCTGTGTTTCATTCTAGGCATGATTGCTGGAGTGTATGCAGCCTTTTTATTTGGGCAGGCCCAGGGTGCCCTGGCAATTGCGGTAGCTTTGTTCTTAGTTGGCTGGCTTTCTGAAGCCGTTGCAGCTGGTCAAAAAGGAGATGATTAACAATGCCATTTTTTAAACCGCCGACGACGATTAATAATTCGATTGGTATTCAAAGTGTACCGGTTGAAGATGATAACGTTGTTAACTTTCTAACGCCAACTGGTAGTCATGAGTATGTTAGTGCTAACGATGCTTTGAAAAATTCAGATATTTATTCAGCGGTTAACCAAATATCTGGAGACTTGGCCACTGTTCAATTAATGGCTAATATGCCACGAGCACAAGGAATTTTAAACAATCCTAGTACGACCGCTAACGGGCACACGTTTTGGCAGTCTATGTATTCACAATTGTTATTGGGTGGCGAATGTTTCGCGTACCGTTGGCGTAATCCCAATGGCTTAGATCTACGTTGGGAATATCTACGGCCAAGCCAAGTGCAAACTTATTTATTAGATGACGGCAGTGGCTTAACCTATACGGTTACTTTCGATGAGCCACAATTAGGTGTCTTACAATATGTACCACAGTCTGACATGATTCACATTCGCTGGGCTAGTACCGATGGCGGCAAGACAGGCAACAGTCCGTTAAAAGCATTATCGAATGAGATTCAAATTAAAAATTCGTCAAACGATTTAACATTAGCCGCATTGGCGCGATCAATCAGTGCTCCGGGTGTTTTAACAGCTAAAAAAGGTGGTGGCTTACTAACAACCAAAATGAAAATAAGCCGTTCAAGAGAATTTATTCGTCAGGTTAATCATTCAAACGGCGGGCCAGTTGTTCTTGATGATTTGGAAGAGTATACACCATTAGAAATGAAAGCCGATGTTACCAAGCTGTTAAGCCAAACAGATTGGACGAGTAAGCAAATTGCTAAAGTTTTCGGCATTCCTGATAGCTATTTGAATGGCCAAGGCGACCAACAAAGTAATATTGACCAAATCAAAGGCATGTACACCAATGCCCTTAATCGCTATTTACAGGCGATTTTAGCTGAGCTGGATAATAAGCTTAATGCTAAGATTACGGCCAATATACGGACTGCTGTAGACCCATTGGGAGACTCATTTGCAGCCACCCTATCAGGGCTAGCTAAAGATGGCACAATTGCTAATAATCAAGCAACTTGGGTTTTACAACAAACAGGCTATTTCCCAGATGAAATGCCTGCAGCTGAAAAGTCAACAACACAACAAGTTGTGATTCAATCAGGAAAAGGAGGTGATAATGATGACAAAGAAAGTGATGATTAAAGGCGATATTGTTGATGATCAAACAGCCGGTTTTTATCAGTTCTTTGGAATGCCAGCAGTATCACCTTCGGGTGTTGCTGACATTTTAAATGATGACAGTGGCAACACTGACGATGACGACAGTGATGATGAAGCACTTGAAGTTGACATTGCTTCCAATGGTGGCGATGTTTTTGCGGCTAGTGAGATTTACACTATGCTAAAAAATTATGCTGGCAATGTAACAGTTAATATTCAAGGCTTAGCCGCTAGTGCGGCAAGCGTGGTTGCTATGGCTGGCGATCACATCAACATTTCACCAACTGCTCAGATTATGATCCATAAGGCTTGGTCACAACCAGCTGGTAATGCTGACGATCTGGAGCATGAAGCCAGTATTTTAAATGGCATTGATCAATCAATTGCCAGTGCTTATGAAGCTAAAACTGGCATGGAGCAAGCTGACTTGCTACAGCTAATGGCAAATGAAACATGGTTAACAGCCAGTGATGCCGTTGATAAAGGCTTCGCTGATGAAATTATGTTTGCTAATGATCAACAATTGCAACCGGTGAACGCTATTTCACACATTCCACCTAAATCTGCAGTTAATAAGCTGCTGAATCTCATTTACAAGGCGGATAAGGATAAAACTAAGCCGTCTAAAGAAGAAAATACTACTAATAGTCAATCTGCTGAATTACGAAACAGCAAATTGGCTATTTTATTTGGAAAAAATCAAAAGGAGGCCAACTAATGGCTAATATTAACACGATGAATGATGCTTGGATTGCCCAAGGGCAAAAGGTGTCAGACTTGAACGACAAGCTAAATGCTGCTGTCCTTGACGACAGCTTTGATCAAGAAAAATTTAAAGCAATGAAACAAGATCGCGACAATGCGGTTGCCCGGCGTGATGCTTTACATGAACAATTAGAAGAAGAACGTAAGGCTCAAGAGATTGCCAATATGGATGACAAGAATAAGACCCCACTTGATGATAACGAAAAAGACATCAAAGCTGAGTTCGTTCATAACTTCCAAGGTATGATTAAAGGCGACCCGAAAGTTATGAACTTGGTAACTTCTTCTACCGACGAAGGTGGCAATGCAATCGGATTAACTATCCCTCAAGATATTCAAACGGCAATTAATACGCTGGTTCGCCAATACGATTCATTACAGCAGTATGTTAGTCGAGAATCTGTTACAACTCAAACTGGTTCACGGGTTTACGAAAAGTGGACTGACGTTATTCCGTTGGCTGATTTAGATGATGAAACGGCTACCATTGGTGATAATGATGATCCTAAGTTATCCATTATCAAATATACGATCCATCGGTATGCTGGTATTACCACTGCCACTAATTCATTGCTAAAGGATACTGCTGACAACATTTTGGCTTGGTTGTCTCAATGGATTGCTAAGAAGGTTGTTGTTACTCGCAACGCTAAAATTATTGCGGCGATGAACAACGCACCTAAGAAACCTAACTTGTCCAAGTTCGATGACATTATTACGATGATTAATACTGCTGTTGATCCTGCCATCAAGTCTACGTCGTTCTTAATGACAAATACCTCAGGTTTAAATGTGCTTTCCGAGGTTAAGGACGCTATGGGACGTTACTTATTGCAACCCGATCCAACACAACCTGATCAGTATTTAATCCATGGCAAGCGAATTGTTGAGGTAGCTGACAAATGGTTGCCTAATGTTGGGACTACGTCAGCACCGGCTTACCCGCTTTACTATGGTGATTTGTCACAAGCGGTTACTTTATTCGACCGAGAAAGCACTTCCTTATTGACTACCAATATTGGCGGTGGCGCCTTTGAAAAGGATCAAACTAAGATTCGTGTGATTGATCGTTTTGATGTTGAAGCTACTGATACGGAAGCCTTTGTTGCAGGCTCGTTCAGTAAAATCGCTGACCAAACGGCCAACTTTGCGGCGAGCGCTGCTACAACGACTGACGGGAAGTAATTAGCCAACTATGTCGCCAATAAATAAACAGTACAGTGACAATCTGGGCGGCTAAGCAAGGATGTGATTAAAGTGGCAGCCGATTTAAAAACATTGAAATCGTCTTTGCGAATTGATGGGAATGATGACGATGAGCTGCTAACAGGTTACTTGTCTGCAGCCACTAGCTACATTAAACAGGCCATTGGTGATGAAAATGGTGTTACGGGGTTCTATGAAATGGAAGGCGTGAATGATTTGTTTGAAACGGCTGTTTACGCCTTAGCTGGTTCATATTGGACTTATCGAACATCGATTACAGCCATCGCTGTTAATCCAGTTGATCTGGTCGTGGACTCAATCATTGGTCAACTCAGAGGGTTGTACAGTCAAAAGCAATATGAGGCGGGGACAAATGACGAAAGCAATTAATCCTACACGAATGAATTTTAGATTGGAGTTTGGAACTCAGGCAGCTACTGGAAAAGTTAACCCTAATACGGGTAATCCTATTACTGATTTTGTCCCTCAATTCAGTTTGTACGCCGGCGAATGGTCATTGTCGTTTCAGCAAAGGTTAGCGTTAAATGGTGACACCTCGCAACAGAATGCCGTTTACTTTGTGCGTCATAATCTAAAAATAACTACCGGCATGCAATTACGACGCAATCATCAGGATGTTTACCAGATTGATGATGTGGCCTACGATGATGGTTTACCACCGGATGGCTTTGACCTCATAACTTGTCATAAGGTGGTGATCGGGCGTGGCGAATGAGATTAAACATGCAGACTCATTTGAACATATTTTAGATACTATGGCGGAAGGCTTTGGACGTGAAGAAAAGCTTAAAGCTAATGCAGCTGGAGCAGATCAGTTCATTAAAATTATGAAGCCTAAGATTCCGGTAGGAAAACTACGCAAGGTACATGGCCATGCTGAGAAAGCACATCTACGTGATTCATTAATTGCTGTAGATCATCCTAATGGCTCGGTTAACGTTGGTTTTACAGCCAAAGGTGAAAAAGGGTACATTGCACGTTTTCAAAATGATGGCTGGGACGTTGTTGACCGTAATGGTTCCAAACACAGCCATGTTTCCGGGAAACACTTTTGGGAGACTACTCAGCGTGAAGCGAAAGGCCAAGTTGGCAAGGCAGTTGTTGAACAATTAAAGACTGCTATGGACAAGAAGGTGGGCAAGTGACGCCGGTAGCTTTTATTAAAAGCATAATTGTTACAAATATTAATGAAATACCAGAATTAGCTGTGGAACATATCCATAGCTTTTTTATTCCAATTAACGATACTTCAACCGACGAGCCTATTGCAGTAATAAGCGGGTTACCTGAACGTAGTCAAGATTATGGCAATGGGATTCCATTCCAATCAACGAAGCAAGTCCAGATACAGCTCTATTATCCTAAAGATTACTTGGGCGATATGGATGCCATCGAATCCGGGTTAAAACAAGTGCTATTGACCAATGACATTCGTTGTTATAGTGATGCTGGTCAGACATTAACACCAGATTCAGAAAGTATCACGAACACTTTGAAATTTAATTATATAAAGGAGGCCATTTAAATGGCAACATTAGGTTTAAACATGTTATACACCGGTATTAAAGCCGATGACGGGTCAACGATTATTGATGCAGATAAGGGGTTGTCGGCCGCTGGGGTATACCCCATTGATACTAGCAAAGCAAACGGTAACTTGGGTACTAAGACTGCTAACATTACCGGGCTATCTGGGACGGTATCTAAGATTACTGGCAACAATGAAGTTGTGGATGTTTCTAATCCACCTTCGGCACCATCAGTCGCGATTGATTCGAACGAAATCAACTTTATTGTTAAACAAAAGCTATTGGGACGGGTATCAGATGGCAAGGGCGGTTACTCTGATACTGACAAGCCGGTTGAAGCTGGTCTGATTATTGAATCTCGTTCTCCTATCTTTCGAACCGCGATTTATTATTGCTTTGGTCGTGGAATCTTTAATGAAGCTGGTCAGAACATTCAAACAAACACTGATACGGCTGAAACTCGCGACGATGATAACTTGACATTTACCGCCTTGAACTATGATGGCTTCGGTGGCCAACCGTACAAGGTATATGCTGAGTCAGATCCTAAATTTGATAAGCAAGCGATGTTTGACGCTGTATTTCCTGGACAAACGTTTTATAAAAACGCGAGTAACGGCACCAGTGGTCAATAAAGCTACAACTGACACAGGCTCACAGACCAGTAAAACTGATAGTGACTCATCTGCGCCAACCAGTAATAAATGATAATTATGGTCGCCTAAAATAAATCCACAATACCGCTAGGGGCGGCTTTTAAACATGCTGAGAAGCGCATTCTAAGCACGGGTTCACAATAAATGATAATAAACAATACACAAAGGGGCATATAAATAATGGCAAAATCAGTTAAATTTGATGGCAAGAAAATTGGGACGGGCACGCAGTATACGTTGATTGATAGTGGTCAAAATGTTGAAAAAATGGCCGAAGCATATAAGAAGTTCATCAAGACTACTGAAGAAACTGAGGATAGTATTACAGGTGTAGTCGAATTAACACCTAAGCTTGCAAAGGTTGTGGCTGAAACGACCTGTGATTTATTGGAACTAAACGCTTCGCAAAAGAAACGTGTCATGTCCATGGAATTTTCGGTTAGCGACGAATACGACTTCTTTAATGACTGTTTAAAACAATTCTTGGGAGTAGAATTACCATCTGTAGGCAACAGCAGCGATCAGGAAGATGATGAAGACCCAAAATTGACAAAGCCAGAATGATTTGGCAACTTGATAATTTTATTCAGGATATTGATTACATCGCTAATCAATTGATTTCACAAGGCATATTGCCTAGTGACTTTTATCAAAGCTCATTTAGTGAAATGCAAACAGCATTGAATGCTAAGTCACGTAAAGACCGTGTTCAAGATCCACTCGAATTAGCACGTCAAATCGGTGCGTTATAAAGGAGGCAAAGTATGGCAACAGAGAAAATTCAAGGTTACGAATTCGCAATTAACATGGACGATGGTGGCATGACTCGCACGTTGCGAGAAATAAAGAATGAAGCAAAATTACTAAAATCTGGTATGCAAGCTAACTTTGCTGAAATCCGTTCGGGTGAAGGTATTATGGCGGCTTATGCGGGTAAAGTCAAAGATGCTGGCCGAGCTATTGAAGCACAACGATTAGTAATTGAGCGTCTCAAAAGCGAGCAAAACGGATTAGACCAAACCACTCAAAAAGGCCGAGAAGCTTATGTTAAATATGAAAATCAGATTAACGCTGCCAAGCGCTCAATCGCCAGTTTAGAGGGGCAACAAGAACGAGCACAGAAGTCACTTGATCTGCAAAAAAGTGGTGTCTTACAATTAAAGGACGCCATGGAAGCACAAAATAAAATAAGTGCTAATTATATTGCCAAATTAAAGGCTGAAGGTAAAGAAGACGAAGCACTCGCAAGTCAAAAAGATAGCCTTAAAGATAAAATAAAAAGTCTCAAGGCTCTTTATGAATCTGAATCACATCAGCTGATAAAAATGTCAGAAGACTCCAAGGTAACTGCTGAATCATATCAACAACAAAAGATCAGAGTTAGTGAACTCACTGCTGAGTTAGCAAAATCCAAGTCAGAACTGAATAGTCTAAATTCACCAGAGCAAGCCCACTTAAAAAATATGGAAAACTTGCGTGGGCAGAGCAAATTAATTGAAGGGTCTATGGCTGCTTTAGTATCGAGATTTAAGGCCGAAGGAAATGAGTTGGAAGCAAATAAGGCTAAATCTAATGGCTTGCGAGAGGCCTATGATAACCTTAATAAACAATTAAAAGCAGAAAACGAAGAGCTCAATAGAATTAAATCGGTCAGTGGCGAAAGCTCAAATGCATATAAGCAACAATCTATTCGAGTGAACGAATTAGGCACTAAAATTGCCCAAACTCGGACTAAGATGAAAAAGCTTGATGAGCAATTAAGCAAAAAGCCACAGTCAGGATTAACGTCAGTCATTAGCCAGCTAAATAGAGTAAACGAGCACGCAGATAAGGCCAATCATTTATTTGGCAAAATTCTGGGTGCTCATTTAGTTGCCAATGGTATTACGAGCGCTTTTCAATCAATTACTTCACATATTCACGAAGCTATTAGCGCTGGTATGGAATATGAAAAAGAGCAGCAAAAGATGACGGCCACCTGGTTGACTTTAACTGGTACGGTTGGTAAATCTAACGCAATGGTTAAAACGATCAACGACTTATCTGTTAAGACCGGTCAAGCCGTAGATGTTGTAAATGAATTAGAGCAAGGCTTTTATCACTTACATTCCAATAAAAAAGAATCAGATGAACTAACCAAATCCATGCTGAACATGTCTGACGCTGTTGGTTTAGATAGCCAACAAATTCAGGCGGTTACCCAAGATATGGTCAACGGCTTATCACGCGGTAAAGCCAATGCTGGTATGCTGAACCAAATTAGTCAATACTTCCCGATGTTCCGTGAACAGTTGGCCAAGTACGAAACCCAAGTCAATCATGGTAAGAAAGTAACAGTTGCTGATTTAGCGGCCATGGCTAAAGCGGGTAAAATATCGGCCACTGACATTGAAAAAACGTTTAATTCTCTGGGATCTGGAAAATACGATAAAGCCGCCGACAACATGTTACATACGATGGTTGGTATGGAACGAACGATCAAGGCACGTGTTCCGGCCTTAATCGGTGACATTGAAAAGCCGATTTTAACCGCTCAAAATCCAATCTATGGCGCAGTTTCAAAATGGGTATCTGACAAACGGACTGACAAGGAGTTTAATAAGGTAGGTGTAGCGGCAGAAAAAGGTATTAGTACGATTACTAAAGCCTTTGCTAAAGCTTTTGATGTCAAGTCGGCACCAAAAGCAATGAATGATGCAATGGATAACTTGGCCAAGGGTGTCACCAAAGCTTCTGACTCTATTGCAAAAAATGCTCCGGAAATTGTTAATTTCTTCAAAACTGTCAAAAACTTGGGTGGTCTGGGCTTTGAAACGTTAATTGAATCACTTAAAATAACCAATGCAATTTTAAAGCCATTACTCAGTATGGTTGGTGGGCACACAGAAACCATTGCAAAATTTGGCGCAGCATGGTGGTTAACAAGTAAAGCCGTCAAAGAGACTAGTTCAGTTCTGTCAACTTTTAAAAAAATCAGTGATACTGTTAGCTGGGCTGAAAAAGTTCTAGGGATTAAACAAGAAACTAAAGCTTTAGAAGAACAAAACGCGGTTCTTAAAACTAATGCTGAACTAAGTACGGCCAGTGAAGAAAATATTGGAACTGGTTATCGGAGAGTTAAAGGTAGAAAGGCTGGGAATACAGGCGCTGATTTAAGCTCTATATCAGTTGAAGCGGAAAACACTGAAAAAATTGCTAAAAGCAGTAAATGGTCATTGCTAGGAGGAACAATTGGTACAAGGATTATCAATGGTGCTGGATTAGCCATGACTGCTTGGGACGCTGGCAGTAGCATTGCGAAAGCAGTTAGCTCCGGTAAGGCGTCTGATAAATATAAAGCAACTGGTAAAACAGCTGGAACACTTATCGGGGGCGGCATTGGTGCAGCCCTTGGAAGCGTTATCCCAGGAGCAGGAACAGCTGCGGGAGCAATGTTAGGAGCAAGCATTGGTGATGGTGTTGGTGGTACTAAAACTGCAAATACGATTGTCAAAAGAATTAGTGATGCGCTAAAAGGGAAGAGCATTGAAGCTCCCAAGATTAAGACAGAGTCCACTAAGCGCTCACTGAGTGATCTAGGTAAGGCGTACAGTTCCTATTATTCTAAAAAGCAGAAGCAAGATTTAAATGATGTGAACGTACTTCATAAAGCGGGTATGCTAACCGATGCGGAGTATAAAAAGCAATTAGCTTCAATTAAAAAGAATGATAGTGAGACAAATCGTTTTGAAAAAATGTCAGCTTCTGATCGCAACGCTATTGCGAAGTATTATGCGCAGCAAAAAGCAAGTATTATTAGTAAATGGAATGCTAGAGAGAGAAAAACTAGTTCTAGCTGGGATGCTAAAATAGCATCTGACGAACGACAGTTTGGCGCCAACTCGATTATTGTTCAGAAAGACATGTCTAAAAAGAAAGCAGCTATTCAGGCTGAAGAAAACAAAAAGTCAGCCGCTCTTGATAAACTCCGGATTAAAAGTGCAACGGAAACTACTGCACAAGAAGCCCGTTTACACACAACTTTAACGGGAAAGATAAAGTCAGCTGCTAATAAGCAGAATGATATTTTGAGAAATCTTGCCAAGAGCAAGGGGAAAATCACTCGTGAACAAGCAAATGATGCTATTTCACAGTCGAATAAAGAGTACAAAAAGACAGTCTCACTGGCAAACCAAGAATACAAAGATCGTGTTTCTGCGGCTGAAAAGCAACACAATAAGGTTATAAAAGCAGCTGAAAGACAAGCTAGCGAGGCAATCAGTCAAGCAAAGAGCCAGTATAGTAAAACAGTTGATGCTGCTAAAAATCAATATTCTGGTAATTCTAAGTATGCCGAGAAGCAACGTGCAGCTATTATTAGTAAAGCTAAGGACCAAAAACAAAAGTCAATTGACAACGCTTTAGAGCAGGAAAACAAAACTGAACAGCATGCGGATCGTCAGTACAAGCACACTACTGATGACGCAGATAAGCAAAGATCACAAGTTGTTAAACATGCTAAGGATCAAAACAGTTCGGTAGTTGATCAGGCCAAGTCACAGTCAAAAGGTGTTTTGGGGCATGCTGTTAAGCAAGCCAACGGCTCCATGAAAGCTGCCGATAAGCAAGGCTCCGGTATTCATAGTATTTGGAAAAACATTACTAGTTTCTTTAGTAATCTAGTTAAAGGATTTGGTATTAAACCAATCAATGTTGGTGCTTATCCATCAGGTTATACTCCAGTAACGATGGGAGCTTATGCTTCTGGCGGTATTGTTGACACTGCTAGAGCTTTAGTTGGTGAAGGCGGTGTCGAGGCTAAAATTGATAGAGACAATGGGAAAGTGTCATTTCTGGGTATGAATGGTGCTGAAGTGGTTAATGTTAAACCTGGTGATCAGATTCTTAATGCTGGTGATACTGCTAAGCTTTTTAACGGTGGCCTAGGACATACGCTTCCTGGCTATGCTAAAGGCACTGTTGATATCGCGTCGTTTTTAAAGAAAATTAAGAGCGGTGCTACTTCTATCTTCGACAGCGTTAGTGATAAAGCAATGGACGCATTGTCTAAGATAACTCACCCATTGAAAACTTTAAAATCAATGGCTTTAAAGACATTTGATCCAACCAAAACTCCAGGAGTCGGTTCAATCGGTCATGATTTAGGCAAAGGACTAGTTGACCGAGCTTTAAAGGAATTTGCGAAAGCTATTTCTGATTTAGCTGACAACTTCGGTGGAGCTGGTGGCAGTGTAGGAAACCCTGCAGGTAGCTCGGTTTCACGATGGAAGCCATATGTTGTTCGGGCACTTAAAGCTAATGGTTTTGGTGCTACCGCTAGCCAAGTATCTGCTTGGATGCGTGTTATTGCACGTGAATCAAATGGTAATCCAAGAGCTATTAACTTGTGGGATTCTAACGCTAAAAAGGGTATTCCATCAATGGGCTTAGTTCAAACTATTCGGCCAACATTTGAAGCATATAAATTTTCAGGACATGGTCAGATTTATAATGGGTATGATGACTTATTAGCTGGGATTAACTATATGAAACATATATATGGTAAAGGCGACAGTGCATTCGCTAGGGTAAGTGGCCCTGAAGGATATGCAAATGGTGGTTTTGGTAACAAAGCGGGCGTTTACAAATTGTTTGAAGGCAACTTGCCAGAAGCCATAGTTCCGATGGACTTATCTAAGCGTTCAAGGGCTTACCAAATTATGCAACAGATAATGGCTAAGTTCGGAGCTCAAGATGGCGCTAATGTGATAAATACCGGTAACGACCAGATTGATTCCGACGAAGCATTCAAACAGCGGGTTATAGCTTCACTAGATGCTTTGGTCACTGGCCAAGGAGATGTTAAAGCAGTTGTTGCCAACTCTGACGTGGTTAATGCTGTCAAGTCAAATACCAAGAAGACGTCACAATATAGTCAAATGATGGGGTATTAGTATTAATATATTGAAGAGCCTTAGAAGGCTCTTTTTTACATAGTTAAAATTAAACAAGGATGGCGATATAATTGTCTGTTTTGAATAAAAATGATTTTGAATATGCTGGCTTAAATAGCCGCGATGATTTGCAAGCCATTATGGGAGCAGTAACACTGCCAAGTGCACCAGCCATGGCCGAGCAAGCAACCGATATCCCCGGCATGTATGGTAATCAATTTAATGGTATGGACTACACTAGTCGGACAATCAGTATTCCAATAACTATTATCGCTCGTGGCAGTCAGGACAAATACAAGCAGATTATGCATAATTTGAGCGGATTATTGCTAAGTGATGATCCAAGTGATAATGGTAAAGAGTACCCACTAGTCTTTGGCTTTGAACCCAAAGTGACTTACTGGGGGCATATTACTGCGATTAGCGATCCACAGTTCATTAACCAGGGGGCGTGGGACGCTACACTAACGATTACCTTTGTGCAGTCGGACCCACGGGCAACCCTGCCACAGGTTGAGACACCCTTAAAGAACGGTTTAAACACGATTACTGTTGATGGTACCGCTAGAACAGAGCCGGTTATTCAGGTCATACCTAAACGAGATTTAAAGTATATTGGCTTTAGTTTAAATGGTGGTCAGTTTGGTCTAGGACCCGAGTCACCGGGAGACCAAGCCACTGCGGTTCAACCTTATACTAAAGTTGTTGATGACCCGCTAGGAACTATGGCAATGTGGACAAATGATGCCAACGCAATTAGTAATATGAAGACTGGTGAAACGTACACGTATCAAGGCCACAGTGAAATTAAGACTGCGACCAATGTAATGCGACCGGCTGTAACTAGCGCTGGATATGACTTTGGTACAATCCCCACAACCGGGGAAGACCGCTGGTATGGCCCCGCCTATCGTTATACTGGCATGACAAACTCACTGACTGACTGGCGAGTACGAACGGGTATCCATCAATTTAAATATAGTGGTACCCATAATGGTCGCGCGATGGGGCGTGTTGAAGTCTTGCTATTAGACCCTAACGGTAACACTATTGGACGCTTTGGCATGCGTGACATGGCCTATGGTGCTAAACCCATGGCTAGGCTTCAAATATGTGAGCCCGGCTCAACATTAGAATATGGCGATCACTATACTGACTTGTACTATGGCTCAGGGCCGGCAGGTTCTTTTACGAATAAGCCTGACCAGAAAATTCAAATCAAAACTGGCACGACAACCAAAACTGTCACTAAATATGGGCGTTCCAAAAGTGGAAAAGTAACTAAGAAAACCGTTAACGAAACCGTTGATACCTATACAACCGTGGTCAATAAAGAGGAGGACTCCGCGCTGGCAGGTGCTTGGCTAATGTTGGACATCACTAAACGAGGACAAGTATTTACCTGGAGTATCACCCAGTATTCGACCAAAACAGGCCAACCATTCCTGGACCCTAATATTCACATGTTAGTGCATGGAACCTATGTTGATACTCAAAATAAGTATCAGACAGCCTTGGGTGGGATTGGTTCTGTCTTCCTAAAGCACCCAATTACAGAAGATAATTATAAAATTGCCTATCGTAACCCCTTTATGTCAATGACTGACCTTCAAATATGGCAAGTCAATAAAGTTGACACAACAAAGCCAACTTATATTGCTGGCGCCGGTGAAGAAATTGTGATGGATTGTGAGTCAGATACGGTTACTGTAAATGGCAAGCTAGTTTCACCAGTTTGGTCAACCGATTTCCCTAAGTTAAAACCGGGCGTTAATGGCTTGTCGATGATTGGTGACCTAGATGACGCTCAAATGGCCTTGAAATATCTACCAAGAATACTATAGCAATACTAAAGGCTTCCCATTAAGGGTGGCCTTTTTACATAAATAAAACAAGGAGGCTAACAAATGGCATTAAATAACCAGTATTTAATCCTAGATTCTAATTTAAAGCGGATTGGAACACTTACGGTTGACGGAGCTACTAAGTTTTCCAATGATAGCGTCAAAATTCAACTAGCCGATGCTGATACGACCAGCACAAGTTATGACGATGATGTCAACATCGGAACTCAAGATAATTTTAACGGCACGATTAATCTAAATGCCCAGTCTAAGAAGTTCGACCATCAAGGCTCATTAGACGTGCTTCAAGGCCAGCCTGACTCAGATAAAGTGGTGGCTGGTAACAATCTTGCCTATTATGATGCCTTGTCGGGTCATTGGTATGTCATGCGTATATACAGCGTGGAAGAAAGCAATACAGCCGCTACTAAGCATGTTACAACGGCTAACTTTACTAATCTGTGCTTGTATACACTAGCTCATCATTACCCAGTGGCAATTACAGCTAGTGATAGTTCAATTCAGACGGCTTTTAACCAGTGTTTCAATGCCACCGGTTGGACGCTAGACTATCAGACCACTAATGTGATGACCCCGACAATTACCATTGATGGTAAAACAAAAGCTAGTACGTTAGTACAGACACTAATTCAGGCCTATAACGTTGAGATTGACCCTTACGTTGAGATTGACAGCCAAGGTAACATCACGAAAAAGGTGTGTGTCATTACCGACAAGCTTAATACTGATGTGGTCTACAACGAGGCAGTATTTGGTAAGAATATGACTAGTATTAAACGGACAACGGTATCAACACCCGTAACTAAGCTGATTGCTTATGGCGATAACGGCAATACAATGTCAGAAGTTAACGATGGCAAGCCTTACATTGTTGATGATGCCGCTAATCAAAAATATAACCCAGATTGGCAATCTGGTTTGTACTATGAAGCAGTCATTACGGCTAACTCAATTGAAGACCCTTCCGGAATTAAGGCTTGGGCCGAAGAAATGTTGCAATTATATAATCACCCGCGAACGTATTATGAGGTTAGTGTAACGTCTAAATTTAACCCGCCATTAGGTGCCACGATTAGGTTTAAAGATGAGTTAATCAAGCCAGCATTAGATGCCAGTGGCCGAGTCATTCAACGGACAATTAGTTTTTCTAACCCTTATGGCAATACAGTTGGCTTTGGTGAATATGTCACGGTACCTGTTGCAACACCAGCATGGATGCAAGGCTATCAAAGTGCTATTAATAGCGCCATTGAAAAGGCAAGGGAGGACGCTAGCTCGGTTAAACCGGTTGCTTTAACTCCTGACGGCAACAACTTCACTGATACTGCGCAAACCAAACGGTTAATTTTACAGGCTTGGGAAGGTAACACCAATATTTCAGCCTATATTGATAACAAGGGATTTATTTGGCACCGCTATAATACTGACGGCACCCTTGATACTAGTTTCAATCAAACTGGCTATTTAGTACAAGCAGCATACAATTCCGTTGGCACACTGCACGGGACTATTGAGACTCGTTACATTCAAGATGAACCAGAGATTAAGTTAAAAACTAGTGCTATTCGTAGTTTGGGTAGTTTTAGCCCAGACGACAGTACACTAGGAATAACTGAGGCGGCACAATATATGTGTCCTTTGAGCAACGGTCAGTATATAACTAGCCGGGCGATTAATCAAAGTACAACCGGCGATACCATGTTTGTCTTACATGACACTAATTTTAAGCCAATTAGCAAGATGATTGTTTCGCATGGCGGGCATGGCTCTAGCTTTTCAATCGAAGAGGTAAGTGGTGCTATTTACATTTGGTCCGCAACCAAGCCTAATTTAAACGTTAACGAATATGCAGTTAGTCGCATACCCTACCTTGCTAATGCGGCCCTAGACAATGATGATAATCGCATTACGCGTTTTTGCACTGTCGACCGTTATATAAGAGTCAGCGTTGATTTCAAACACGGGTACGTACTGTGTGGCTACGTGAATGGTAAACATGATGTGCTACGACTCGATGAGGTTAAACAAGGTAATTATGATGTGCTATATAGTTTTGATGTTGCCAACTATGGGTTTGACGAGAACCAACAAACCTACCAATCACAAGGCATTGACTTTCCATATGTGTACTTTAACTCGGGTGATTACAACATGAAAGACCCCCGTATGGTGTCCGCCATTAATGTTGTTCATGGCGGGCAAGAATTCGCCTCTAACTATTTACTGGATATGAATTTAGGGTTAACCGATGATGTTATCGAACCTGAAACATGCAACATTATCTATAGTCAGACTAACCAGCCGGAGCTATTGGTGACTTTCAATTGTCAATATCAAGGTGCTTCTTTAGAACGTGTCTTTGTAATACCAATTAAGGAACGTTTGCCAATGGCTACAATTAGCAATGATTAAGAAAGGAGGTTTATAAATGGCAGAATCTAATGCAACTCAGGTCATTCTAACCGATGATGGCATTAAGATTATCAATGCTCAAAATACGGCTGATAATGCGGCTAGCCAAGCAGGAAATGCTGATAGCGCTGCTTTAATTGCACAGTCTACAGCGAATGCCGCTAAATCAGCCGCAGATAGCAATTACAACTACGCCAATTCAGAAATAGCCGTCCAGTCTAATGCTACTGCTAAGGCTCAAAGTACAGCTGACAATGCGTTTAGCCAAGCTCAGGCAGTTGGTAGCCAAGCTAGTGCTGGGATAAGCAACAACTCTACAGCTACTGCTAAGGCTCAAAGTACAGCTGACAATGCGTTTAGCCAAGCGACTACAGCAATAGATAATGGTAAAGTAACTAGTCAAGCAGTGACAGACCTAAAAGACGGTTCCAAGCTAACGATCGCTGACCTAGAAAATGGACTAGCCACTAAGGTTGCTAACTCAGACTATGCTAGTTACAAGGTTCAGACAGCTAGCCAGATAGCGCAGAAAGTTGACAATGGTACTTTCTCAGCCTATCAAACGACTACCGCTGACTTAATAGCCCAAAAGGTGGCTACTAGTGATTTTTCAGCCTATCAAGCTACAACCGCTAAGTCGATTGATAGTAAGGTGTCGTCTAACAACTTTAATACGTACAAGACACAGACTGCTGACTTGATTGATGACAAGGTTTCTAGTTCACAATATAGCTCTGACAAGACACAAACGGCTAGTCAAATAGCGGATAGGGTAAGTAATAGTGCTTTTTCAACTTATCAAACACAAACTGCTAGTCAGATAGCCCAGAAAGTTGATAATGGCACCTTCTCAGCTTACCAAACAATTACTGCTGACTTGATAGCCCAAAAGGTGGCTACTAGTGACTTCTCAGCCTACCAAGCTACAACTGCTAAGGAAATATCTAGCAAGGTTGAGTCTAGTGACTTCAAAACTTATCAAACACAAACTGCTGACATGATTGCTAGCAAGGTTTCTAAGAAAGACGCCAATAACGTCAATTTGATACCATATTCAAGCCACTTTACTACCCCACTTACTGGTTGGACGTTAATGGACTGGGGGGCAACTGACCGGAAACTATTAGTGACTACGCATAATTTCTATCAGAACGGCACCGGGGCCCTGCTTTATTTAAATACAGCTCAAAATGGTACTGCTGCCGCTGGCTCAAATCGTTTTCCATTATCACCAAATACAACTTATACGTTCCAATTTAAAGCTTTTGCATCTTCTAATGTTGTCGGTGCAAACGTCTATTTGTTAACTAGGACTTATGGGTCTACTAATGATTACGATATCGTTCACGGACTGTTTACGAATTTGGTAACTTCTCCGTCACATATTGACCAGTATACGGTTACTTTCACAACTGGAGCTAATGATAACGAAGGCTATATTCGAGTTGACAACATCGGGTCTAATAATAGCGCTTCTTCTGGTTTATTCTTTACAGAGCTAAAACTAGAACTTGGTGGTGTGGCCACACCTTACGTATATGGTGGTCAAGACTCTATGATTTCTCAAATGTCTGATGATATTAACCTTAGAGTTACTAAAGATGGCTTGATTGACCAGATTAATATTCAGGCCGGTAATACCCTAATATCATCTAGTGGTCAACTAACGCTAGCTGCTGACACGATTTACTTTGATACTAAGAAGCCAGTTATAATTCCTAGCGCCAATATCACGGGGACACTAAATGGTAAAACGATCCATGGCGGTAATGTCATTAATGATGTTAATAATACTGCGAAGTTTTATCCAACAACAATATCTAGTGACGGTCATATCTATACGACGGGGTTTAATTCTGCTGATGCTATGCAAACAGATTTATCAACTGGGTCATTAACAACAAAATACCGTGCCACTAACACGACAAGCTCAAATAATCAATACGAGGCATATGATGCCACCATTCAGGCTGACCAGATTGTATTGCTTGCTGGTCACACAAATGGAAAAGATATGTCTTTCTCGCAATCATTGACTGGCGGTAATCAAGATGGATATGTGTTAATAAGTCCGCTTAATGGGATTACCTTACATGGAGATACTCAACAAATCACCTTTAACGGTACTTCTGCTGATGTTACACCGAAGGGTATCATTATTACGCCCTACGGCAATATCAACCCTAATGGCACACAGAATATCTGGTATGTCGGTAATGGTCCAACTATGAAGACGGCCAGCTTTGGTATTGATGGCTCGGGTGCTAATAACATTCAATTTAATCGTTCTTTAGATATTGGCAACTTCAACATAAATACCTATCACACGATTACCAGTTCCGACAACCGCCCGATTCATTTTAACCGTGCCAATGGTAGCTCTGTTGATATATTCGCTGCTACGGTTAACTATACTAGCTTAGTTAAATCGTCCCTATTAAGCGTCAAGAAGGACGTTAAAAAGGCTGACACAGCTTATTGGGCGCAGCTAGTTAACTCAATTGATTTAGCCACTTATCAGTACAAAACAGACGATAATACCAGTCATTTGCGGCTGTCTAGCATTGTTGACGACGTTAATGTAACAAAACAGTGGCAATTGCCAGACGTATTTATTAGTCGTGATGAAAACGGCAAGCTAAGTGGGGTGGATGATAGTGTGCTTTTAAATGCCACCCTAGCCACGGTACAGGAACAACAGAAGCAAATTGACCAACTAAACGGTCACAACATGGAATTGGAAGCTAGACTAAACAAATTGGAGGCCAAATTAAATGGATAGCATTTTGATTACAAATTACAAACCAGATTACACGAACAACATTATGACCATTAGCGTTCAGATTAACACGCTGGGTATCAGTTCACAGGTCAGTATTACCATGGATGAATTTAACACTGCCATTGCTGGAGGTGCTGGTGGCATTGATAGCGTTAAGTTAAAAGTATTAAATACTCTGATTGATAGCCTGACTGCTTTAAAGCCAGTTACCACGACTACGACAACCACTACCACACAGGAGGCTTAAATTATGAATATCGATGCACAGGCCTTAATTAACAAGATGACGAGTAACTATGCCCAAGCAATTGCCGTTAAAGATCAGCAATTAGCGATGGCACAAGTTCAAATTGACCAGCTCAATGCCAAGTTGGCCGAGAAGGAGGCACCTAAAGATGGCGAAGACGCTTAGTTTTACCGATACTTCACCACAAACGGTTAAAATTGGTGATACCACCACTAGCTTTACGTTAATTTGTGGCAATGATAATGTGGCAACGAACTTAACTAATGCCACGTCAATTACCGTTAAATTAGGCAATACTAGTGGCTATCTTAAATCGGCCAAAGTTGACCCAGCTAGTTTAACGGACCCAACGACTGGTCAAGTTACCGTTAACTTTAACGCTGACTTGATGACTAGTTTAACCGCTGGTAGCTATGCCATTGAAGTATGGGTGGTTGATAGTACCGGAACGTCAATCTACCCTAGTGATGGGACGACTGGTTTTACAATTACCAATAACATTCAAAGCACCAATGGTACCACGATTACGACCATTACTTTTGATGACTTTGTGGCAGCAATGAATAAAGCCGCAAGCACGATTGCTAAGGGAGATAAGGGAGATAAAGGTGATACTGGGCCACAAGGTGTTATGACTAACGACCAAGTAAACACACTTATTGATAATAAAATAAAATATACTTCTGGCAACCTGGATGTGACGCCGGCATTTTACAAGGCAGGCACAACTAGTAGCACGGGTGCTTTGAACTATGTGCGAACTGGTAACAAACTACACGTTAGTGGTGTAGTTTCTCCAAGTGCAGATTTAGCTATTGGTTCGGCTACGACGTTGTTTAACTTGCCATCTTCAATCGGCATTATTGCAGAGAATGTTGCTGTTGTTCAACAATCATCTGGTTGGAATTTATACTGTTTATCATGGAACCCTAACGGTGCTGTTTCAGTATTGAAACATAACATTGCTGGTACCGCAACAGCTATTACAACTACGACACAGTTGCAAGTGTGCGCTGATATTTTGATAAAGTGAATAGGAGGTAGACAATTGAATAAGCACAAGTTAAAGGCACTCATCTTAACGGTGGGCGCCATTTTTATGGCCTTTTTAATGGTCAATGTTACCAGTCAGGCGTCAACTAGTCGTGATCAAGGGCCGGATTGGTCTAAGTATAACGGTAATAGTGGGACATTCGGCTATAGTTCCGATAAGTTTGTATTCTCACAGGCCGGTGGTTTCTATGGTGGGACTAATATCCCTCAGACCACGTATAACAGCCAAGTCAAATCAGCTCAACAGGCTGGTAAACGGGTGCACACCTATTTATGGGACGGTGTTGGTGGCAATATGACCAATGCCAAGGCTATGATGGCCTATTACTTGCCACGTGTTAGGACGCCCAAGGGCAGCATTGTGGCGTTGGACTATGAGGACGGTGCTTCTAATAGCGTGACAGCCAATACTAATGTCATTCTAGCTCAGATGAAGCTGATTAAAGACGCTGGCTATACGCCGATGCTGTATTCCGGTAAAGCTTACCTCAATTATCATGTTAATGTGAGCTTGATTTTGAAGGCATACGGTAGTTGTTTATGGGTACCTGAATATCCGGATTATCTGGTTAGAACTAGCCCTGATTATAACTACTTCCCATCAATGGACGGTGTGGCTATCTTTCAGTTTACTTCAATGTATAAAGCAGGCGGATTAGACGGCAATGTCGATTTAACAGGGATCACTAAATTAGGCTATACGACTGCTAGTAAGAAACAAGCTCAAACCAACGTTAAGCAGGCTCAGGCAGCTAAGAAGGCCAACTTTAAGGTCGTTAAATACAACCAGCGAGGGGTGTTCTATCCTAATCGGACACTAGCTGTTCGTTACACGGATTCAGATAAGGTAAGCCAAGTAGCCACCTATTACAAGGGTGAAAGTGTGACTTACAATGCGGTCATTATTGAACACGACTATGTATGGGCACGCTACACTCGTTCAAATGGCCTATACGCCTTCATCAAGTTAGGCGTCACTAATGGTCATGACTACGGGAAGCGAGTTACTGGTCAGCTGGTTAGTCATACGTATTACACAGTCAAGTCCGGTGACAGCTGGTGGACAATTGCACAACGCAACGGCCTGAGCATGACTACACTAGCTAGCCAGAATGGAAAGTCAATTTATACTACTATCTATCCTGGCCAGCGATTGGTGGTGCGGTAATGGCACAATACGACGATACAACCAAGTTATTAATGGATATTCAAAAGGATGTGGCCGCCACCAAAACAAAAGTTGAGAACATCGAAGAAAAATTGAATCAAGTTGACGATATTGGCGACAAAGCGGACAAGGCACTGGCCAAGTCCATCGAAGCTAGCCATCAAATTGACCGTGTGACAACCATTCAAAATTGGTTGATCGGTGTCTTGGTTAGTGGCGTGCTCGTCACGTTAGTTATTTACATCGCAGAAAAGTTCCTTTAGGAGGGAAAAACAATGACAAAATTTTTAAATGTAATTCAGGCAACACTCAAAGCTAACTACAAGAAGCCTGCTTATTGGGCCCAGATTATCGGGTCCGTGTTGATTATTGGCTTAGCTGTCGCAACGGTCTTCTTTGGTGTCAAGATTGACGCTAATGCAGTTGTATTAGTGATTACCGCCGTGGGGGCAATCCTAGCCTTTGTCGGGGTAATTACGGATAATTCTATTTTGGAAGATACCGGCAACACGATCAAGACCAAGTCGAGCACGTTAGCTTATACGGAACAAACGGTCGTGGAAGCTTTGGCGGAAGCTCAAGCTAAGATTGAAGCAGCTAACTCAGCGGCGGCTAGTCAAGCCGAAGCCCAAGCATCACAGGCAGTAGTGGCGGCTTACAGTCAAGCAGCTAGTGCGGCGGCAGTTGGTGACACGGCCACGGCTAGTTCAGCAGCCACTTTAGCGTCATCGCTAGCGGCTAATTTGGATACCAATGCGCAACCAAATGCCGAAACGACGTCAGAATCCGCCTCACAAGCAAGCTAA